GAAACATCCCAACAGTATTCCCGATGTTTTATTTTTTTCCAATACGTTATTCCTAAGAACGACTTTTGTTCTTTAATAAAGAAATATAAAATATTAGATTCTCCATATTCATCGTAGCTAACTTCCTTAAAAATCCTATATTTTCTCATGTTTAAAATAGAGTTTTAGATTTATTGCCTTTGTCTTCATAAAAATATTCTGTTTCAACATCTTTAATATTCGTCTTTGTTTTTCTATCATACCCACATATGTTATCAAAGTTTTGATCAGGCGAATATAAAGTTTTTGTGTAATTAAGCGTCTTTTTCTTTTTATCAATTTCCGACGTTCCTCCTAACTGATAGACACAAAATGGAAATAAGCCATAGCCTTTGTATTTGCCTTCGTTAATTCCTTCAGGCAGTAATGCATCACAAGTATCATCCATATTCATAATTTTATCAGCTATTACTTTATAGCCAGATTCTGTTACGATGTATGCATGCATCCCAAAGATAAGCATTTTTGTGACATCCCAAATATGTTCACTTATTTTTCTTTTTTTAGGAAGTTTTGAATCATACATAATTCCACCTAAATATATTACTTGAGCGTCTATGGGAACTTCCTCAAGTAATTTTAGTCGCGTCGGAAAATCCGGCGATAATATAACATCATCTTCAAGAATTAATACGCCTTTCCATTTCATCATTTGAGCGTATTTTATAACTGCAACATGAGAAAAAGCACAACAAAGCGCGCCTTCTTTAAAACCCATTCTTTTGCCTTCATACGTAAAGGCCTTCATCGGTCTACGAGTAAGAGATTTTAAAGAATGATTTTGAATTAATGCACCATCAAACGCAGGAAAAAACATATAGTCTAAACCGAAATTTTGAAGTTGTGTTTCAACCATGTTTCGGCGTTCAGGATTTCTTTCAAGATTAATTACAATAATTTTTTCGAAAAATTTATTCATCGTCTTCTTCGTCTTCATTTGTTAAATAATACCATAGCGCTTCTCGAGGCGTACTTTTCCAATGACGAGCTTCAACAAAAAAATGTGTTTCTACATCTTCAGGTTCGTCGCCATACACTACATTTTGAAAACCTTCGCAGGTAACAGCCCAATTTCCATTATCATCATAAAGAAGATTAGGTGCTTGCCCAAGTTTTGAAAGTTCTTCCATTATAAATTCGAAGGGTAAAGAATCAAAATGTAAATGAATATGTGATTCAATAGTCTTTGCCAATTCATCAATTTTAGCTCTGAGTTCTTCTTCAGTTGAATCACCATATTCGTGATTATTTACGCGATGAATTATATCATAACGATAATTACTCATCTGTAAGATTTCATTTTGTGCCATTTTATTATATTTTAAGATTTATACAAAAATAATAAAATCTTTTATATTATATGATTTCTCATCGTTAAAGTTTTGTTAAATAACGCGCGAAAAGGAACTTTCGTCCCTTTTCATAAGTTATTTAGTCTTATTAAAATTTATTCTTCGTCTTCGTATTTAGAAAGCATTTCCATGACATCGTCCAAAGCAGCCGAGCCGTCATCCCCACTCCACATGTCATTGAAATACATTCTATCATCTTCATCATCATACCATATACGTTGATCCATTTGTATTTTATCTGCAAAATAATTAACTAGATCTTCACTATACTTAGATTCTAACACTTTATATACATCATCTAATACATCATCAACAATATCCTCTGGTATATTGCCAACTAAGGCTAGCATTGAATTGAATCTTTCAGCTTCTTCTTCATTACTATCATCATCTCTGCGAGATCTTTCAGTCCAATGCATTTCTTCTCCCTCATCGTCATCATAGCTTTCTTTTAATGTACGTGCGCGCTTTGATTCATCAACATCTTCGTTATCGATTCATAATTCATTCATAAACTCTTCATCACTCATCAATTCAACTGCGCAATCCATTGGCTTCATACCATCTTTCATACATTGCAGAAGAAATTCGCCTTTATCTCTTAAAGCGTCACCTAAATTATCTTCATCATATTCAATATCTTCGTCTTCTAGTTTAGATGTTATGAATCTACCTACTTCCCATTCATAATCCGAAAGTTCGTCGCTGTAATCTTCGTCTTCATCCTCATAATGGTGAGGACCATCATAAAGGTCATAATAAGGATTATCAACTAAATCTTCCCAGTCAATGAATTCGTACCAGATATATTCTTCATCAAATTCTTCTATATTTTCTTTATTATTCTTTATCCACGAATTTAGTGCATCATAAATTTTAGGATGCATCCTATCGGGATTGTGCGGGTCACCTCTAAGTTCGTCAAATCCAGTTATTTCTTTAAAATGATCTTTTATGTATTCGGCTGCTTGCGCGCTATCTTCAAAATGTAGTTCTGTTGATTCATTTAATTTTTTTCTGGATTCTCCTAAGAATTTCTTAAGTTTAGAATCTTTTTCAGTTTCAACTTTCTTTTTCTCGGTTTTTTCAGCCTCTTTCTTTTGTTGTTCCTTTTGAGCTTTATATTGAAGGATAATATTTTTCATTGCGGCTTTAAAAGTATCATTATAGAATGCTGTGAATGCATTAACAACGTTGTTAGAACCACATCTAAGAATTTCTTCTCTTTCGTCACCAGAAATATCATATACAACAAAATATTTCTGAGGTTCAGTTAAACTTGCTTTTTCTTCTCCTGGCATATCACCTACCATTGGTTCTTCGACAGGAACATCTGCAGGAGTTTCTTCTGCAGCCGAAGGTTCTTCCATTGGCATTTCTTCTACAGGAGCTTCTTCGGGTGCGCCTTCAGCAGGAGCATCTAAATCTAATTCAAGGTCTTCTTCTTCGCCTTCAGCTTCAAGAACCTTTCCTTCAATAATTTCTTCTTCCGGTTCATCTGTTGCTCCCATACCGCCATCAATACTTCCATCGGAGAGTGTTTCAACCGGTAATTCAAGAACTCCTGCAACAAAATCGCTATCAAAGAGCTTATATACATCGCCGGATTCAGTGAATCCTTCTTTGGTTTGTTTGTTTTCTTCCCAAAATTCTTTATATTTAAGAATTTCTCCCTTTGCGTCTTTCTTAAAATCTTCAAAGTTCTTTTTAAGTTTTTCTATAACTGCTAAGCCATCTTGTTCTTTTTTCTTAAGGTCGGCCTTTTCATCCTCTTCTTCAAATACTTTGAAGAATTTGTAATCATAATACTGATTTAATGATTCGCGAACGTGTTTCATAGGTATATTTTTATTTTATATATTCAAACTTTTTCAACTTAAATATATAATAAAAATAAAAGCTCTATCTATGAAATATAGTGAATACTTACAATTACGAGATATATTAGATGAAAACGGTATTTCCTGGGAAGATTATCAAAAAGATCCTAAATTATATGAAGGCGTACTTTCATCTCTTGGCAAAGGTTTAATGAATCTTGCAAAAAAAGGAATGCAATTTGCTGTTTCTAAGGGTATTTCAGGAAAAAGAAAAAATGAACTAAATAAAGCGGCTGAAGAAATAAGAAATTGGATTCTTCAAGAGATTGAAACTGCCGGAGAAGATAGTAAGCATCCATTATATGATACTATGAAAAAGAAAGAAGAAGCAAAAAAAATAAGTGGAGGAAAAGGAGAAAAGGCAAAAATTGCTAAAAGAGTAGTTCAATCATATGACAGGCAAATAGCGCAATTTATTCGAAAAAAAGTTGATTTAAAGACTAAAAATATTGAGAAAAAAATTCAAAAAAATAGTATTTTAACAGATAATGATAAAGAAGCATTATCCGAATACTGGGATGATTTATCGATTAATTTAGAAGTTGCTATTACTCAGGCTTTATCTGATGCTAAAATTGTTGAAGAAGATACAGTAGAAGATTGGTTTAAAAAGATAAGGGGTGAAGTTTCTATGAGAAATCGCGAAAAAACTTCTTCAAGCAAAAAACCTAAAGTTAAATCTGAAGAAACACCTTCAGAAACTTCAGCCGCAACAACAGGAACAACAAAATAATTAATTTATATGAGTAAAACTGCTGAAACACACATTAAAAAATATTATTTAGTATCAGAAGATCTGTATCCTTCTATAATTGATGAGTTTGGAGCAATTGAAGATGGCGAAGAACTTAATGCAATTCAATCTGAAAGGCTTATCGAAAATATTAAAAAGGCACTTACAACGTTAAAGCAAATTGATACTTCGGCTATTGGGAGTGTTGTCAGCGATGAACAAAAGGAAGTAATAGAAGATAATATAAGTTTTATGTATGAGGATTTATTAGTCATTCAAAAACGTTTAATGGCGGATGAATACATTGATAATTTAAAATCTCCTGTTAGAAGATATTTTAAACAAATTGGGGGCGACCCTTCTAACTATAAAAAATGGGCGAAAGACGAAGAAGAATTAACTAATAAGTTTATTGGAATGTTACTTCAGCCTAATAATATTGATATGTATAAGAATCAAATAAAAAGAATGGCATTAGGAACCATGAGTCTTAAAGAATTTAAGAAAATATTTGATGCAACAAAGCATAAAATGATTCCGATACCAAATTATGCATTTGAATCATTCAGAGAATATAAGAGATAAATATAAAAAAGTTATATGAAACATAAAATTAAACCGCTTGACGAATATTTGAAGGAAGAATTTTATAATCCTTTTGATCAAGGCAACCCCATTGAAACTAAGCCTTCTCATATTGCAGATAAAGGCGGATTATTAAGACTTCGCAAAGAAACATTTAATATTAATCGAGTAGAATATTCCAAGAAACAAAACGGGTCATATCTTGTATTGGCCAAGACTCAATTTGCTAAAGGCGAAATTGTTGAAATTTCTCCTGTTATTTTTGTAGGCGCTGAAGCTAAAGCTGTTCCAAGACTTAAAGATTATATTTTTGAAATAGACAAAATGAAACAGATATATGGAGTTGTTTTAGGTTATGGCTCTCTTTATACACATAGCGAAACTCCAAATATAACTTTTGCATATAACTCTAAGAACCGTCAAATGTATTTTATCGCAGCAAGAACCATAAGTGCTGGAGAAGAATTAACGATTGATTATGGAAAAGATTACTGGAATGAACGTTCAGGATTTGGAGCTGTAGCACAGCAACAACCAGTTAAATCAGGAGAAGCTGTAGTTAAAGGGGAATCAAACGAAAGTGCAGTTCAGCCTAATGCCGAAGATATCACGAATATGAGCATGACTAAACAATTTGCACAACCTAATAGCAAAGCAAATCCGGCTGTATCAGGTGTAGCAATAAAAACTGTAGGACAACAATGAAAGTTTTATTAATAGATCTTGCACATCACCATAAATTAAATCCGGATCAACTCGTTTGTTTCGCACGTAGATATCGAAATAAATATGATATTTTCGATGATGATACTGATAATCCTATTTATACTGCAAAAACAGATACTTGGAATGCAGATGAATTAATAAAAGATTTTAAACACGCAAATCGAAAAGGCCATGATTGGAGAGAAGATTTGCCAGAAAATAAGAATAAAACTATGAAAAAAATGGTTAAAGAATCACTAAATGAGGTTGAAATTCCTATGAATCAACATATGTATAAAATGCTACGTGTAAAAGTTAATCAGCTTGAAACCGCTAAGAAAGCTTGCGAAGAAATTATCAAAGATGCTGAAGAAACCCTTGAAATTCCTGCTAAGCCGTATGATGATTCTTCTCATATTGATGCCCAGGCAAGAAAAGAAGTAGCTGAACAAATACTTTCTATTTTAAAATAAATAATATGAATTTTACAAAAATTAATTCAATAGCATTCTCTCTTTTGAAAAAAACCGGAGAAACGCGAGATGATAATCGTGCTGAATACGAAAAACATAAAACTGTTAAATTTACTTTGCCTTCGGATTTTCCAAGAACCGAGGAATACATTCAAGCAGCATGCGGAGACATGTACAAGGATTTAATGTTCAATGCACCCGAAGACACAGATTCACTTGGGCTGTGGATAGAAATGGACAATATTACTTTAAACAATTCGATACTCTTAAGCACTCTTGAAGCCATTCAAGAATATACTCCAGATACAGAAATTAATGTGGCTTATGAGTTTTTCAAAATGACGTTCACTGAAGATTAATGGTCGAGCCGGGCCCTATGTTTGACCACCCGAAGATGACTTATAGTTTAAAGACAAAACCATAGGTCCAATCGCTTATGTTGCGGGTTGAAGTCTCGCTAAGTCATCTTTATTCTTTAAAAAAATTAATATATACTAACAAAACAAACTAAAATTAGATTATATAAAAGTAAATTATTTTACTAAACAATGAACGAAACAGAATCATCTAAAATTCAGTTTCAGACCACTTCGGAACACACGTCTGAAACTGAAGAACCCCCCCTTAAAAGTTCCGAAAAATCTCTTATTTTTAAAGCTAAATTTTATCCTGCTGCAACTCTTGAAGAGTGGAATGATTGGCAATGGCAAATACGTCATAGCATAACTTCTTATGAAGAATTGAAAAGAATTTTTGGAGATTCTGAATATGAATTATCGGAAGACATTAATTTGCCATTACGTATAACTCCTTATTACGCAAGTACAATTACATCTCTTAATTCGGGAATTGGTAAATGCGTAATACCTACAAGCAATGAACTTATTGTAACTGAGAATGAAGTTAATGATTCATTAGAAGAAGATAAACAAAGTCCCGTACCGTGTATTGTACATAGATATCCTGACAGAGTTTTATTTTTAACAACCGATTTTTGTAGTTCCAATTGTCGATATTGTACAAGAAGTCGATTAATTAATCGTGAATCGATTTCTCGAAAAACCTGGGATAGAGGAATTGCCTATATTAAAAATCACCCTGAAATTAGAGATGTTCTTTTGTCAGGTGGAGACCCTTTGACTTTAAGTGATGAAAGTATAGAATATTTACTTAAAGAAATACGAAGCATCGAACATGTTGAGTTTTTACGTATTGGAACAAAAATGCCTGTAGTATGTCCTCAACGAATAACTACGAAACTAACAAATATATTAAAAAAATATCATCCATTATTTATTAGTATCCACTTTACTCATCCGAATGAATTAACAATTGAAACAAAAGAAGTATGCGAAAAATTAGCAGACGCGGGAATTCCGTTAGGTTCTCAAACAGTATTATTAAAAGACATAAATGATAATATTGAAATTATGAAAAAACTTATGCACGGTTTATTAAAAATACGTGTTCGACCTTATTATATTTACGCGTGCGACCGAGTTGTGGGCACAAGCCACTTTAGAACAACTATTTCTAAAGGACTTGAAATTATACAAGGATTACGAGGTTGGACTTCGGGATATGCCTGTCCAAATTTTATAATCGATACACCTGGAGGAAAAATTCCTTTATTACCTGATTATTATGTCGGAAGAGAAGGAAAATGTGTTAAATTAAAGAATTATCAAGGAAAAGAATATGCATATTACGAAGATTAATAAGAATATATAATAAAAAAGCATATAATTATGAAAAAGTTAGTTAAAGAATCGCTGAATGAATGGAACTTATTTAAGCATAATGATACTGAAGATATTCCGTATACCAAAGAATATCAAATTGGCAAAAAATTAGTATCTATATTTCGAGAATTAGGCTTTTACGGTGCAGTTGGCGCTTTAGGAGAAGACCACGTCGTAATTGAATGTGAACATGGGAATTTTATGTTTTATATTGAAAACGATAATATTTATTATGAAGGAATTGAATTTACAGATGAATTAGAGGCTGCAGAATTTATAGGAAATATAAATAATCCTGAAGAACTTAAAGCTGAATTAGAAAAAATATTAGTCTAATTATGAAAGCAAAATTAGTAAAAGAATCTCTTCAAGAGTTTCTTAATGAAGAAGTTCTTAAAAAAGAAAAAGAAGTAGGCATAACTGTTGAAGATGTAGATGCTAAAGAATTTCTTGTAGGCATTGAGGTTGAAAAGGAACATTCTTCAGATTTAGCAGTGGCTAAAACTATAGCTCTTCAACATCTTGCAGAAAATCCTAAATATTATAGCGAAGGAATGAAAAAAGGAATCTTTGACGAACCCGCAGCAATTAATATTTACAAAAAATATTTTATAGATAAAGAGGAAATTTAAAATGAAAAAGCTCATATATATTTTTTTTCTCTTTACTATCTTTATTATTGCATCGTGTCAATCATGTACTACAACATCATACGTCCCATCAAAGATTGAATATGTTTCGGCCGATACAGTGACAATAAATATCTTATACTCAAATTACGCGTTAAAAGAAAATATCGATACTGTAGATGTTCAAGATATAGTAATTCAAAAGGATATTAAACCTATTGAAATTGATACAACGTTTATTAATAATAACATTCAGCGAGCAATTGTAATAAAACGAGATAATACTAATCTATCGGAAAAGAAATCGTTTATAGTTATATTTAACGAATAATTAACATCGCTTAAGATAGTATCTTTTGCTTGACGCTCTTATTTTTAGGAGCGTTTCTTTTTTGTATTTATATGCATTAGCAGTACCTCCGTGTAAAATATATTTTAAATATATAAATAAAAACATTATGAATTATTTTTATGTATATAAAGTTATATTGCCATCAACTGGAGAATATTATTTTGGATCTCGAAAGTGCAACATAGAACCAGAAAAGGATGTTAAGTATAAAGGCTCAATGTGTACCTGGAAGCCCGATACGTCGAAATTAATTAAAGAAATATTATATAAAGATTTTACTACACATTATGAAGCTTTGGCAAAAGAAACTGAATTAATTAAAGAACATATAAAAGATCCGTTGAATAGAAATTATTCGTTGCCTAACGGAGATTTATATTTACATTCTCCAAAGGAATGGATTTTAAAAAAATACGGAGAGGAAGAAGGAAATAAGATTTTAAAGGAAATATATGATAATAATTCAAGTCTTTGGAAAAAAGGAAATAAACCGTGGAATACTGGAAAAAAATTGTCTAAAGAGCATTTGGATAATATAAGAAAAACCTGGCATTCTGAAAAACGCATGAGCGTTATGAAATCGACTGAATATAGACATAAAATGAGTGCATCGTTATCAGGTGAAAAAAATCCGATGCACAATAAAACTATATATGAAGTTTGGAGTATAAAATACGGAAAAGAAATAGCTGATAAAAAACTAGAAGAATGGCATAATAATAAAATTGGACAAAAGGCGTGGAACAAAGGATTAAAAATGTCTGAAGAAACTCGTCAAAAAAACAAAAAATCCTCTGAAAATAGAGCGTGGATATATAACGATGATTTAAAAAAGAATAAACGAATAAAACTTATAGAACTTGATAAATTTATACAAAATGGATGGAAAAAAGGATATCGAAAATATTAATCACGGGTCAATTATTCCTTTGGCGGGTGGATTTTCACTAGGTGCGACTAATATATTAAAAAAACCGCCGGAAGTCATTTTTTCTTGGAAGGTCTTTGAACAAAATGATAAACTATATCTTAGGTATTTAGAAAAACAAGGCCATAAAATTCCATATTATCAAATAGACGATCCTACGAATAATATAAAAGAAATTGCAAAAATATATTACAAAAAAATAGATTTATTTCATGGAATTCCTCCTTGCTCGGGCTTAAGTCAAGCGGCTCAACGAAAAAAGGGAACAAGAGGAACTGCAGCTCCAAACGATTGGATGTACGAATCTGCAAAATTCATACTTGGCGATGTACAGCCAGCAGTTTATTCTTTTGAAAACGCGCCAACCCTTTATACGGGTGCCGGCGACAGCGTAAGAGAACGTCTAATTGATATAGGAAAAGCGTTTGGATATTCAATAACTTTCTACAAGACTAATACTCTTAAACACGGAGTTCCTCAATATCGTCCGAGAACATATGGATTATTTTACAAAGGAGAACACGCGCCTATATTAGAAACATATAACAGACCGTATCTAAATTCATTAGATTATCTTAAACTAATTCCTAAAGATGCAAAACATCAAAATGAATATGCTCACGCTGAATGGGATATATCACAATATGAAATAACAAAGTATCTTAAACATTTATTAGGAGAAAACTGGAGGCAAGAAATGGTTAATTATCGTTCTCATATAACATCGTATGATTATTTAACTCGAAGAAATCTCCTAGATGATTATTTGAAATTTCAGCAATCGTTACCAGATAAATCAGATATGGTTACAAAAAATATTAAGCATGTAATTAAAAATGCATCAGAAGGACGAAATGCAAGAATTAATTACCGGGTTCTAGGATTTGATAAAGAATACATTTACGCTGTTATTGGCGAAATGATGTGCCGTCAAGTACATCCTTCGGAAGATAGACTTATGAATATAAGAGAGCATATGCATATGATGGGATTGCCTCATGATTATGAGTTAGAAGGGCCAAAAGAATATGTTAAGATAACGCAAAACGTTCCTGTTAAAACCTGCGAAGATATTACAACTGAAATAATAGAAGTAATTAAAGGCAATCGTAGATTGTCTCCAAATTCTGTTTTTATGCAAGATAACACAAAAGAATTTGAAGTTAAAAAAGTTAAATCACTATTTTAAAAACTTTATTAAAAATAACTTATAAAAAT